ATGAAGCTGCTCATCGACTATGAAAAGCAGGCGGAGTATCCGCTGGAGCGCACCGAGACCGGCACGCTCGACTGGCTCGTAGAGAAGATGGCGCTTTCGAAAGACAAGGCGCAACTCAAATACAACGAATTTCTGACCTTGAGCGGAATTCCGGCGGACGTGTGTGAGTACCGCGGGGGAACCGGAGCGCGCTGGAGCGGGTGGTGGACCAGTACCGCGTGAGCACCGACAAGCGGTCGGTAATTGTGAACAATCCAAACCGGGAGGACGACCCCGAGTACATCGTCCGGCTGATTGGCAGGTGGTGACGGTTTCCGCGCAGACGGTGCGACTGCTGCGGGAGTTGGCGGGGTTGTCGATCGAGCAGGAGCAGGAGCGGCTTGCGCCGCGCGGGTTGGATTTCTAAAACTTATGGATGGGGGTGTGCAGGGGTTTAAACTCCGGGCTACCGGCCGCGGGCTTTCAAAGCCGGGGCTATTGGGTTCGTGGTATCCCACCCTGGCTGCAAAAACAAGAACGCGGCGAGGGTGGGGCAACCATACAACATGAGGGTAAAAGCCATGTTGTATGGGTGCGAACCCCTAACGCAATCAAGTCAGTTCACTCTTCCGGTCCCTGTTAAAAGCGTGGGCATAAAGCTTTCGGCTGCCCTAGAAACTGCTTTACGTTGTTCGTCGCCGATGATGTGTGAGTATAAATCAAGCGTTGTCCTGATGTCACTGTGCCCAAGCTGCTTTTGTGCGACCTTCGGATTCGCTCCGTCCGAGACTAGGACCGATGCCAGCGCATGGCGGAAAGCGTGAAGCCCTCCACGCGGAATTCCTAGCCGTTTCAGCAGTGGCGCCAGCCGTCTTTCGCGCCACGAGTTCATATCGACCGGTCCTCCATGCTTGCCCCTGAAGACCAGGCCGGTTGAGTTGCCCGAGCGTTCCTGATGCGCCCGGAGGATGTCGAGCAGAGGATCGGGAAGGGGAACCACCCGATTACCAGCCCTGCTTTTGACCGCGTTCATCTGGCCACGATAGCAAGAGCGGCGAACCTCAAGGTACGCGCCCTCCAAGTCGATGTCCTCCCATTGCAGACCGGCGAGCTCTCCGCTTCGGAGGCCGGTCATCACTGCCGTGACCCACATCGAGCGCTCAGGCTCTTGGGCCGCTTCGAGGATCTGTTGCGCCTGGTCGGGGGTGAACGTCCTGCCCCGCTGCTTCTCGCCTTCTACTGGAATCACCAGCCGGGTTCGGTCCAGCCTCTGGGCTTTATGGCCCCATTGGACCGCGCTGGTGAGGATCGAATTCAGTGTCCCAAGTACGTTCAACACATAGGCCCTTGAGGCCCCAAGACGGACCATTCCGGCGATCATGCCTTGTACCGCTTCCGGGTTGATGTCTTGTAGTCTCATCTGTCCAAACGCCGGAATCAGGAACCGGCGGATATGCTGCCTTGCGGTTACGGAGGCGGAAGGTTTCCACATCGGTAGAACCTTCGGACCCCAGGATTCTGTGAAGTCTGCAAAATTCACTCTCGTCTGGGCCATCACTACGCTCCTTAGCCCATTGAAAGCGCGCTTCATTGGTGACTCTAGCACATTGGTCTGAATTGTCAATACTTCCCCGGAAAATAAAAGAGATTTCTTTGAAGGTGGCCCATGGGGATGTGAACTGTCTGGAAAGATTACTTCACTATAGGGGCCACCGGGCCGAAGAAGCGTGACTCCCCTCACCGATGCACTTAAAAGGTTATCGTGACATGTGTTTAGCGCACTTCTAACGCACTCGCTGAATGGTATAGGGTGCGATCATGCCGCCCAAAAGGATTATGCTCACCGTGACGCCAAGGATTGACCAGTTTCTAGAGCGCATGGTCGAGGAAACCGGGATTGACCGCAGCAACCTGATTCGGACGCGCCTTTGGGAATGGATGCGTGAAGAACAAGATCGATCTATCGCTGAGCGCCAGCTAAAGAAAGACCTAAAGCAAAAACAGCCCCGAGGTTGAGCCGGGGCCTCAGCTTCTCTCTCCCATCTAAATCTACGCGACTGTGACAGCCGTCACGGGTCGATGTTCATCGCTGTATCCACAGTTGACACATAGGACCTATGTGCTAATGTCGGGGAGTACCAAGTTCCGCCGCTCCGCAGATTCAAGCGTGGGTTCGCAAGGACGAGACGCCCGGCTGTGCGCAGTGCCAATAAGTCGGTCAAGTAACCGGGCAGGGCGGCGGAAAAGAAAGAAGGGGCATGAACGTCACAATCGACATCGGCCAGCCGTACAGCGTGGAAGTGCTGGAGAAATACGCGGGCACCGAACACGAGAGGGAGGCCGTCGGTATGGTCCTGCGCCGCGCCTCGGACCATCTCTATCACCACATCGAGCCTGACGCGCCGGTAGAGGACTTCGCGGCGGTTGACCTGCTCGACGATCTGCGCGCCGGACTGGGGGTGCTGTGATGAATCGTTACGAGATGCGCAGACAGTTTGGCCGCAACCCCGACACTTGCGCCGTGCTCGTGTGGGCAATCCAGCAAGCGCTCAAGGGAATCGGGAAGCGCCACCCTGACGGCAAGCGCCAGCGGAAATCCCGCCTCCGCGACTTGACGATCTACCGCCTTCGCTCCGAGACAAAGGAGGCCCGCTGATGCCCAGAGGCAAAGCACTTAACCCCTGCACCGGCTCATGCCTGACGGTCGAGGTTACAGACTTCGACTCCATCGACGACAGCGACGGCCGACTGATGGTCAACTGCCCGGTTTGCAGCCGCGCCCTCTATCCGCGCAGCCAGAGCTCTACGAACGGCCTGGACGGCGTTCACTTCTTTTCTGTGCTGCCCACTCACAACGTCAACCCGAACCACCAGGTGAACGCATGATCGACGACGGTCTCGGTTGCTTCCGTGGAATCCGCAACTGCCCCTACATCTACGCCGCGCTGGCCGCTGCCGTGTGCCTCGGCTTGCTCGTATGGAGGGTGCTTTGAACCTTCAGAACGCAGTCCACCAGCGCCGCGCAGATCCTGTCGGACTCACCCTGGAGGAATACAACCAGGGCCACGAATACCCACTCGCCAACGTCCTCGGCCCCTCTGCCAACAAGAGCCGCCGGCGTCTCAACTGGTTCAACTGGTTCGCCGGCCTCACGCTGCTTGCGGCGGTGGTCGCGGCTATCATGGAGGCAATGTGAAAACCCTCATTCTGTGCGCGCTGATCCTTTGCGCCGCGTCCCTATCCGGTCAGGCCCTGCCGGATGCGCCCAAGCCACATCTTGACCGCCTGGAATGGTCCCTGCTGGCCACCGACGCCGCCGTGCGGGGCTTGGATGTCTACTCGACGCACTGGGCAGAGCAGGCGGGCAACAAAGAGCGAGTGCTCCCCGGCTTCATCGCCAACCATCCGCCGATGATGGCCCTCTACTCAGGTGGCATGGTATTCGCGCAATACTGGATTGCCCGGAAGCTGGTCGCCCACCATCACCGCAAGCTGGCCTATTTCGTGACCTCGGCAGACGTGGCCATCACAGCCCCGAGCGCGATTCACAACCTCTTTCTGCCCGTCTGTGTGGCGCCGAACGTATACCTCTCGACTGGCTGCCAGGCTCCTGTCTCTGGCGTCATCTACAAGTGATTGCCGCCCTGCGGTATGCTGAAAAGTCGCAAGGTGCGCACTTGGAGGCTGGACGTGGGCAAGAAGAAAGAGGAGTTCGTGTGGGATTTTAGCGAGGTTCCAGACGCGGCAATCATCGCGGAGGCCGGGCGGCGTCGTCAGAAGCTGGGACACAAGCCAAAGACCCCGACGCCCTGCAAGCACTGCGGGAAGATATTCGGGGCGGCTGAGGTTCGGAAGCACTGGCCGGTGTGCCCCAAGAAACCAATTCGCGGGAAGGCGAAGAAGGCATGAAGGCTATTTCAGAGGATCTTCGGAAACTGCTAGAGAACCCGCCCCGCGTGATTCGATGCGAGATGTGCCACGGTAAAGGGACGCTCGATGGAATGAAGTGCGGTGCCTGTGGCGGGGTAGGCATCCACCGCATTGAGCAAGCAAAGGGCGAGGCCTAAGCCCCGCCCCTCATCCCCCCCCCTGCCGCTTCAGGCTGCCAGTTCACCCGGTAGAATCAACATCCCCGACTCAATCAGCTTTGCCGTTAGGCGGTCCATAGCCGCCGGGAACTTGTACGCGATCGTGCGGACGCTCATCCCGAGCAACTGCGCCGCCTCCGAGTGCGTGTACTCCTGAAGGACGATCCTCTCCAGCATGTCCCGGTCCAGCGAAGGCAGAGCCTTGATGCACTTTTCCATGTCGTAGACGAAGATGATGGCATCCTCGAACGTGCGGATCGGCTTGCTTGAGACCCAGCCACGGCCAACCGGGTCACTGAGGCCTGAGCCGACGCGCGCCGTCTGCATGGAGCAGTAGAGGTAGCGCCTCAGCAAGCCGTGCGTGTGCTGGCGAAAGAAGTAGGTCTCTGTCGTGGAGAATTCAGGCAGCGGCTTGGGCTTTGGCTTGACAACCCGAGGGGCTTCCCGCTTGATCGTCTTCCGGTCGCTCCATTTGACGTAGTTTTTGCTCGTCACTGTGCACCCCCGGTTTCATCGGCAACCGCGTATACCTGGATGAGTTGCCCCCCCCGGTGCGATGGACGCCGCCCGCGCCGAACCCGGCTCTCCGGTGTGGGAAAGCTGGCCAGCTTAAGTTCGCAGGGTGCACAATACGCGCCCGAATTACCTTCTGGACGGCACCAGATACAGCCGCAAGCCTCGCAGATCTTCAGCTTCATCACTTGGTCCATGGTGCGCCCCCGTTCAGTTGCCTATTGCCCCGATGCAGTTCGCACCGTCGTACTGGAATATTGCCAGGTAGGTTCCCTGAGCCCAGCTTGGAATGGTCAGCGTGTTTCCCGACATGACGATCTGCCCAGGCGCGAACTGCCAGTTGCAGCCACTTCCAAAGGTCACCGTCTGAGCCGTCGGAGTGACCGCGCCAGCCAGCGCCAGCGGGTTGATGAGGATCGAGAAGTAGTTGCCAGCCACGAGGCCGGTGACGTTGACCGTGCGCGTCGTGATGCCGTCGGCCACCGCGTAGCAGAGGGGCAAGACACCGTCATTACCGCAGTTGTTCGACGGCCCGGCGGGGGTGTAGAGCGGCAAGGTGAACGCGCTCATCGGTGCGCCGGCGGCGTTGAAGGTGACCACGGCAGAGTCAACGGCCGTCGAACTTGACACAGGGCCGTTGGTGACAACCAGCATGTTCCACATGGTCATCAGATCGGGAGGCCCATAGAGCGCGGTGGGCGCGCTGAAGGTTGGAACGTAGGCGTCGAAGTTGCACCTGGGCGCACCTGTCGTCGAATCGATCTGACACCAGTCCGAGCTACCCTGGGGCGTTCCGTGAGGCTGCAAGCAGGTATAGCCGCCGGGTGCGAGAAGGCGATCTCCGGTGCCGGTTTCCTTGGCTACCACGGAAAAGCAGATGTTCGGCGGATTGGTCAGGCTTACATCGGGAAGATTGATGGTGAACGCGCCGGTCTTGATCGGCACGGTAATCGGCACGTCCGACGTCTGGCCCGGTACGCCTCCGCAAGCACTCAGGAAGCTGATGGGCACCCCGGCCGCGCTGACAGGGGCAAAGCTGATGGTTCCACTGGCCTCAAGCACACCGGCTGAATTCTTGATTCCCGCGGCGAAGACTTGGACGCAACCGGAGGGAACCTGCGCGGTGACTGTCGGTGAAAACATGAGCGCCGCAAGGGCCGCGATTATCAGGAATAGCGCCGTGCGCTTCATGGTGACTCCTTAGAAAATGTGCGGTACGAACTTGGCCGCGTCGTTGAGAATCTTCTGGCCTTTGGATGGGTGAGCTATCGAGTGCATCTCGTCTGCAGCGTCCTGAACGAAGGCCTGGACTGATGCCAGAGTTCCACGCATAGAAGCGCTGGTCTGTGCATCGACGGGGTGCTTCAGCGCATAATCGGCGTCGTCGATGAGGGTGATGGTGTGCTGATTCAGCCCATAAGCGCCCCAGGCCGTCAGAGCGAGGAACGCAATGACGGCCAGGATCAGGGCGAAGTGTGCGACTTGGAGGAGACGGGTCATTTTAGAGCGTCTTCGCCAGCGTGACGAACTGTGGGATGCTGGCCAGCAGCGCCTTGACAGTGGCAATCACGTTCACGTCGAGACCGGCATCGGCCAGCTTGGCCTCAGCGGCAGTGCCGCCCGCCGTGAGCACCGATGCAATCTCGCCGAGGATCGCGTAGCCCGCCTTCTCAACCGGCACAGCCAGAGGGCCGTAGGTTGGGATTGCGGCGGTGACAGCCTCGACGGTGGATGCGGATGCTTCGACCTTGGGGACGTCGGCAACAACCTTCTGGAAGACGGTTGCGAAGAAATGACCTACGGATTTGAACGTAATCATGTTTGCGGCCTCCTTTGTGGCCGGGTTACTGGGTTGAGTCGGGAAATCGGCCTGAATCGGCGCCTTTGCTGTTGTGACCGGCGAAGGCACCGAGGGCGCCACTGACGAGGTTGCTGGAGACTGCGAGGACCGCGGTCCCGATAGAGATCGGGTCAGGGTGGAAAAGAACTGCAAGAGCAAGGATCACCCCCAAGATTGCGAGTAGAACGGCCCAAAAGGGCTGTGGCCAGGTCATGCTGAGACCCCTTCCTGATAACGCGCTACGCCGTCCACGAAGTGAGCGGTCAGAACCTGTTGCCGCATTGCCGGGGCAACAGAGAAATGGACCCAGGCTCCCTCTTGAATCACCTGGTCGAACTGGATCATCGGGTAGGAGACGATCTTCTTGACGATGTCCAGCGGTGAGCCGAACTGCGGGCAGACGAAGTCAGCCGCGTAGCCGGTGACGTGTGCCGAGTCAGGGACGCCGCGCACGATGCGGTTGAGGTCAGGGCAGCGATAGCCTGAATCGATGTGAAGCGGAGAGCCGAGGATCGCTCTCACCTTCTCAAGGCTGGCAGCCAGCGCGGCCAGGTGCTCGACGATCTCCGGAGACGCGGTGTTGTCGATGCCATGGGCGACCGCCGTCGAGCTAAAGGTCAACTCTTCGAGGCTGAGGTGTGGGGAAAGCAGTTGCATGTCGCTCCTTACTTCACTGTCTGCGCATGGTTGAGGTGGCAAGCGGTTTCGATGGCCGTCAAGCGTTCGCCGTGGGCGTTGATCTCGGTCCACATCTGCGAGCGGCTTGTCTTCAGTTCGGTGACGTTGCTTTCCGTTGCCAGGGTCCGCGCTTCGATAGACCCTTTGAAGATTCCCCAGTAGAGCGCCTGTCCGATGAGGCCGGACAAGATGCCGACGACGCCGGTTAGGGCCACGATCCATGCGGTTGTTTCAGCGTTCACGCCTTACGCTCCTGAGGCCTTTGCCTTCATTCTCGGTCAGAAATTGGTGGTTTTTCGGCCCCCAAAGGCCGCGAAATGGCTAAATTACGCCAAAACTCCAGCGGGCAGCTTTGCGTCGGCGATGAGCTTGGCGAAGACAGCCTTCGAGATGTCGTCGCCGATGATCTTCCACAGATCCAGCACCGAGGCGTCACGGTAGATGACGGTCTCTTGCGCGCCGCTTGCCGGGTCGGTGAGAGTGAGCGTGAGCGTGCCGGTCCCGAGCGGCGCAAGGTCCGGAGTCGTCGCGATGTTGATATTGGTCAGTTGCAGCGATGAGATGCTGACCTGGTTGGCGAGTGTGCCGAAGGTCAAGGGCGTGGAGAGCGTGAAGGTGACAGCCATGGTTGCTCCTTAGAAAATGCGCTGGCAGATGATGGATGAGCCTGGGTAGAACTGGAAGGTCGCAGTCGAGAGTGAAGGTTGCATGTAGAACTGGATCGTGTGCGCGCCCGCTGAAAGGCCGGTCAGGATCATCACGAAGAAGTTCGAGACAGTCCCGCCAAGGTTGGGGTAGGTGATGAGCGCCTCTTGGTTGTAGACACCATCCACGTAGATGCAGACGTAACAGTCGGTGCCCACCGTTCCCGCCGTCTGAGCGCCCGACATGCTGCCAAAGAAGTTGTAGACATCGGCGGTCGATGAGGTGTTCAGACTGAAAGCCAGGCCGGGGATAAGGACGTGCGTCACGCCTGTTGCTGTGGCCGTCGAGCTTTCGTTCGCAATCGAGGTCAGAACGTGCGCGCTGGTGACGTTCGCGCCGGCCTCTTTCGGTTCGAGCGTGTTGAGGCAGAAACCGTCGGTGAAGTAGATGACGCCAGCGGTCAGGACGCCCGCCGTAATCATGTTGCCGGTGATGGCGCCAGCGCTGATCTTTGACGACGTGATCGAACCATCGACGATCAGCGACCCGGACGTCATCTCCTCGAACCGGACATTGCAGACATCCACGTATCCCGCCGACCCGGAGTAGTTAAGCAGGAAGTCTAAGCGAACAAACTTCACTCCACTCTGCCAGTCACTTGGCCCCCAGGTGTTGCTATATTCAGTCCACCCACTCAGCCCAGACAGCGACAGCGCAGACGGCTTGTAGGGGGCTCGGCCTCCATTCGTCGCGCAGGTGGAGCCGGAGTTGCTTAGGTACTGCTGCAAGTCGGCGTAGAGAAGGCCATTCGCGCTTGATGGCCTTGCCCAGAAGCGCACAATGTAGGTCTTGGTTATATCGATCGGATAGTAGTTCGCATCTTTCAAGATCGTCGGAGCCCCACTGGCGCTTCGTATCACCGTCGAACCGACCGGAGCATCCCCAGGCGTCTGGAAAGTGATGCTTCCGCTCTCCGCGAACCACACCGTTTGGTCTTGGATTTGTGGATCGACATTGATGCAAGCGCTGTATCCGCCAACGATGGCTAGCCTGTTGGCGGTCACGGCCCCAGCGGCGATGTTCGCCGCAGTCACCGCCGATGCTGCGAGAATCGACGTGGTCACCGCCCCAGCAGCAAGGGTTCCTGTCGTGACCGATCCGGCCGCAAGCTGTCCAGTGGTGACCTGCCCGAAGATGCCCGATGCGGCGTACTGCACTTGCACCCACGCCGTCCCAGCCGTGTTGACTTGGTAGGTGAGTTTGTCGGTAGTCAGGGCGAAATAGCCGGCGGGATAGCTGCTCGACGGGAGCGATGGGAGAGCGGTCGAGGCCCAGCTTACCTGGTGCGGCTGGCTGGCCAGCGTTGCGGCGGCTTGCGCGTTGGCTGCCTGGGTTGCAGCGTAGCTTTCGGCAGCGCTCTCGGCTGTACTGATGGCGCTGTTCATCTTGCTCGTGGCATCAGCCGCCGCCGCACTGATGGACGCTGCTTGCGCCGCCGCTGCCTGAGCCGCTGAGATGGCCGATTGAAGCGCCGTACGCTGTGTGGCAATGGCTGACCAGTCAGCCGATAGCAAGGTCTGGACGCCCATCCAAGGCCCGCTCATCGTGCCGTCCGGCCAGATCGTTGCCCAGTTCGCCGGCGCGCCGCTAAAGCCGGTAATTGTCGTGTTGATCGCAGCAACCGCGTTGTTGTACGCCGTCGCCGAACAGCCCCAGGTCGTCGCCAGCGAATCGAGCGAGGTCTTCATTGCGAGTTCTCCCGCGTACTGCTGCATGAGCGCGGCCTTGTAGGCGTTCGTGAGGTAGTTGGCGTTCGCCGGGCTGCTGCCTGGGTCAATGGGCGTTGTCGTCGGTATGAGGCTGATGGATGAGCCGGTTTCAGTCCAAGAGGAATCAGGCATAGATGGCCCTCACTGCCGCGTTGACGGTGCCCATGGTGACGGTTGGCGTCACGGGGATGGTGACCGAGAGAGTCGTCGGCCCCACCGTGACGATGTCGAAGAGGTAGTTTGCCGCTACCGTCGGGTCACTGCCCGTGAAGGCCACAACCTGAAAGCCGCCGCTCGGAGTTGGGAAGTTGCCCGGCCAGGTCCAGGTGATGGTGAGCCACACCTTGGCGGTCGTAGTTGCGCCGCCGCTGGCGGTGACCGTGATTCCATCGCTTGCCGATGCGCTTGCACCAGACCCGCTCCCGTTGGTTGCGCTCTGGGTCACCGTGACAACCGGTGGGGCCGGGAACATGGTGCCGACGGGCGTGTAGCTGTAGGCTGTGCAGGCGCTGAGGCTCTGCAAACCAGAACCCATGGCGTTGAAGCTCTGTAGCTTGACGTAGATCGTCTGGCCGATCAGCGCGGATTCGTAGGGCAGCTTGAAAATCGCATCGTCCAAGAACATGAAGCTGTTGCCGGAAGTGTGCGCGGCGATGGTCGAGCCGTAGCCGCCGCGCCGCAAGCTGCTGAGGTTGTAGGCGTTCGCGCCGGTCAGCGTGGCTGTGAGATAGGAGACGATCTCCGAGCCAATCAGGCAAGCCGTCGCGAAGGAATCGCGCCCGTTGGCGCTGGTGCTGTTCAGCGTCCCGAGGCTGGTGGCCAGGCTCACGGCCAGCGTGTCCGTTGTGTCAGGGTCAGCAGCCAGGGGCAGCGTTGCCGTGAGGGCACCGATGCGCGCCGATGCGTTGATGGTTCCAACCGGCGCCACGCCGTAGCTGTTGCCACCGTCGAGGCTCACCCAGACATTGCAGCCGCCCCAGAGCGTAGGGGTTCCGCATGCCCCTATCCAGATTTCCGGACCGCCTGATTCAGTCATGAGCGTAGGCGGCTCGAAGACGACAGCGCCCGAGACCGTCGGGGCCGGGCTTGTGGCTGGGGAGTTGCCGCCATTGTTCTGAGTCGTGTAGAGCGCAGACGTGCCGATGCCTAATGGCCACTCCTCAGCCGTGATGGTCAAGCCTTCCTCTTCGCTCGCCTCGTCTGGCATGTCAACCGAAACAATGCGGACGATCTTCCGATAGAGGCCGGTGATGGTGTCCGTCAGGGTCAGCAGGTCCATCGGCTCAAGCAATATCTTGTTCCACCCCACTTTGAAGGTGTAGGTGTTGCGAACAAACACGTTCCGCTGTGCCTTGATGGCGCTGATTTGCTTCGCGTGAGCGGCCCGCGTGATGAGGTGGAGCGTGAGCGGCGAATCCTGTTTCAGGCCGTTCAGGGACACGTCTGAAGGCTCCGGAGTGTCAACGATGCTCACGTTGTAGCTGTTTGTGCGGTCCCAGAACTCAACCGGCACGTCGTTCTTGATGTCCTGAGTGCTTGAGCGGCTGGGAATGATCGGGTCTGTGCCGGTGGGCTGGCCATCGTTGCCGACGGCCCCAAGGAAATCGTCATAGGTGAGGTCGTAGAGCGGCGTGGTGTTCGGCGTGTAGGTGACACCGTTGGCCGTGATGGGCGTGTCGCCGTAAGGAACGACGTTCAGCACCATGCCGGTTCCGCCGCCCGAGAGTTGCTGGCAGGTCCAGACCAGTTCGCTGTTTGTCGCGTCGAGGATCTGCTGAATGCAGGTTGCCGCATCGCTCTGGTCGGTCCAAGCCGGGCTGATGGCAAAGCCACAAGCGGTGCAGTAGGTTTGGAAGCTGGCCGCGCCGGTGACGAGATTGGCAATGCGAGAGGCGGCGAACCCGGCCCCGTAGTAGGGATTCGAGAGCGCGTCAACGATGACAGCCGACGGCTTGGCGTCATAGGCGCTCGGCCAGTTCGGATCCTGCTCGGTGCCGAGAAGCGCCTGAACCTCAAAGTTCCAGTTGGGTACCGTTCCGCCCGAACCGAGAGCGGCTTGAAGTACGCCGATATAAGCCGTTCCGCTGTAGCCGAGAGCGCGGCTGGGCCACTTGCTCTGCCACGGCCCCCAGGGCGCTTGCGGACGCGCGCCGGTCATCAGCGAGAGGCCGTAATAGCTGAGGGTGTAGCAGTCCTTGTCGCGCCAGACGCGCTGGACGCCAACGATGCCGGTTGAGCCGCCCTCGCAGAGAGCGAGGATCAAGTCTGACCAGTAGTTGTAGCCGGTTACGCCCCCGCCGCCGCCCTTGCCGCCCGAACTGGTGGCCTGGGACGTGAAGCCGGCATAGTCGATCATGTTCGAGGCAAGCAGTGTGCAGCCGTAGGCGAGGGCCTTGGGCTTGCCGTACATCGATGTCGAGACCTGGACGGACGCCAGCTTGACCGGGGTTTGCGCGTTCGAGCCGCCGCCGCCGAATAGACCGCCCATCTAGCTCCTCACCTTCGCCCAAGGCGACCAGATGCCGACGAACCGCTCGGCAAGGTCCTTGTTGGCTACCGCGTCATCGAGGATCACCATTCCGGCTGGCTGGTAGCTGTGCAGGATCACTGGCCACTCGATCACGATTGCGCCGTGCGCCGGGTTGCGACCGAACTGGTACATGGCAATGTCGCCGGGTTGGGGAGGGCCGTCGATCTTGGCCGCGAACCGTTCGACGATTTCGAGATAGACCGGCTCGTCGCGGTGCAGAAACCAGTCGTGGACGTACTCGCCGGGGTCAACGTGGGGCAGGACGCCCGCGGCCTCATAGACAGCCGCAAGGATCATGCCGCAATCGACCCCAGCGCCCTTGACGCGGGCGTGGTGTGCGTAGGGAGTCCGAACCCACGACAGCGCCTCGGTGACAACATCCTCGCGTTGCAGCATCACTTCGAGCGCGGTCATAGGCTGGTGCTCGTCGGGGGCACATAAGGGAAGCCCTGGTAGTTGTTCGAGTTCGAGTAACCAGCGCAAGCCGTCTTTGTGCGGGCGCAACCGGGGTAGATGGTGAAGGTGTCACCCGTTGCCGGGGTCTGAGGGAGTGGCACGGTCAGGACGGCCGTCCCGCTGGTGTAGCTGCTCACCGTGCGCCGCGAACCGGATGCAGCCCCGGAAGTCATCACCAGCACACCGAGAGCGTAGTAGCCGTTCGCCTTACCGACGATGCCCGTCGCGATGGCCGTTGACGTTGGGGTTCCTTGCGCGCTGCCGGCCGTCGTGAGGCTCGGCAAGCTGATGCCGCAACCAGAGTCACCAAAGCAGTTCGCGCAGCCAGGCTGGAAGAGAATCCGGGGCATCTGGTACTGCAAAAGCTCGAGGTCTGACTTGACGTGCAAGACAACCTGAGTCGAGGACGGGTCCACGCCCGCACAGTTGCCCTCGAACAGAACCACCGAACCCATGGACGTGTCGCCAGCGTAGGCAGAGAAGACACGCTCCACCCGCACCCGCGCCGCGTCGAAAGCGCCGTTGTGGGCTGCCAGGCTGATGTTCGTGCCCATGAGTTGAGCCGAGCCGCCGGCCATCAGCGTCAGGTCGAGAGTGTCGACTTCAGTCCCGCGGGCGTTCCGGATGGCTCCGCGCTTGACGAGAGGCTGGCCGCCCTGATCGATCGATGAGGTAAACAGGAGGCTGTTCAGGGTTAGCGGAATGTCGCCGTTCGTCCAGCGGTAGATGCCGCCCGATTGGAGCGTGATGGTGTAGCAGTCGGCCATCGTGAACTGTGCGTTCGAGTTCAGATAGGCAATCAGGGCTGGGGTGGCGTATTTCATTTGAGGGTGATCACCTTGACCGTTCCGCCGTCCCAGGCCAGTTGCATGAAGCGCTTGAAGGTCATGGTGTCGTCGTCAAACCGGCAGATGCGGGCGAACTGGCCGGTCCAGGTGATCGGCAGACCGTTGGCCGGGGCCGTCGTGAAGGTCACCACGCCGGTTGTGGCGTTGTAGCTCACCCCGGAAGTCTGAAGGACACCGTTGACGTAGATCGCCGCGGACTGGATGATTCCCGCCGAATAGCCCTCGTTGTCGACCAGTTGGAAGACGGTCTGCGCGCCGGTACCTGTGCCGAACGGGCAGGCTGTCGGGCTTCCGTTTACCGGGTCGATGAAGTAGAAGGAGTCCCACTTGCCCCGCATGGTGTTGAAGAAACTGGCAAGCTGGAGGAGTTCGTCAGAGAGCGTCTTGGCGCTGAAACCGGACTGACGGACGAAGTTCAGCGTCCACTCGTAGGACCAGCGTGGCCGGGTCCAGAAGGTTGCGCGCTGCTCGGTGCCGCTGGCGCCGGTCTGGATCAGCGTCGAGAACATCGACACGCGGTCAACCTCGATGTCCAAGCCCTTGAGTCCGGATGGGAAAAGCAAAGTGCTCATGTCGATGCCCTCTGTGTCGTTTTAGCCGCTAAGTGTGGCCGTTCAGACACAGTTTAAGGCGAAATCAGGGCAAGAAACCGCCTCGGGGAGCGGCGAAAGGCTGGAATGTGGGGATGCTGGTCAGTTGGGTTTGCGGTCGGGGTCCGGGGCCGGGGTTATGATCGTGGTCACCGTTTTCCCTTCGGATGGCTTCGGAGGATCAAACTTCGCGTCCATCTCCTGAACCTTTTTATCCATGCGTGTGTCTGGAATCGGGATCGCGGCCAACGTGCGCTTCTGTTCGGCAAGCTCCTCTTTGTCGCTTTCCCATCGATGTATCAGTTCGGTGATTGCATCGCCCGCAGATTTTCCTTCTGACTCCGGAGCCTGTTCGCGCCTCATTGCTTCCTTAACGGCAGCGCGGGAGACGCGGACATCGAACAACTCGCGTTCAAGTTGTTTTTCGCGCTTTTCGAGCGAAAGGTCAACACCGAAAAGTTGGCTGAGGATGGACACCTTGCGAGGCGTCATGGTCAGTTCTTCGCCTGTTTGTGGGTTGCGCGTCTCGTCTCAGCGTCCTCAATCGACCGGCGAAAACCTGGTTGAATCTTCTCCATTTCGTCGATTAACCTCTCCTGCTCGGCGGAGCCCGCGGGAGCGGCCTGGATAAGCCGCGAGAGCCGCAGGAACTCATCCGTGTTCGCTAGTACCCGCTTCGTTTCCTGAGAGCGCCTGTCCGCCTCTCGAATGGGCGCATTGATCCAATAGTTCACGCCAAAGCCGATGGCGACAAGTACCGCGAGGACTACAAGAATGAGGATGCCCACGGATTTGCTCTGGCTGCCGGCTAGAGCGGAAGCCTGTTCGGGCGGCTGAATCTCTGCTTTCATGACACCCATGATAGCGCGGCTGCTTTCGCGGCGTTTTGAACCCATACAACAAGCCGGAAATATTCTTTCATGTTTGCACTGGAAACAGGGCAATCTAACTGCGCCGGTTCTTCATTGCCTCTTTAATTGTCGCCATGATATTTCCTTGGTTCTGCTGGAAGAACGCCTTTGAATCAACTCCGCCGTGGATATGAAGGTGCATGTCGCCGCCGCTTCCCCCGATTCCCCCTCCCGCAATGACGCTGCGAAGTGGATTGGCGATGCTTGCGGGCAAGATCATTTCTTGCTTATGGATCTGGGCGAGCATGTCAGACGGAACGTTATCCCATCCACCCGCCGCAGAGGCCAATGGGGCCATAGCCATCACAGTGGCGTAGGACGCGGCGGCGGCGGCGGGCGCTGCGGGTGGTCCAACAATCGGAATTGCCGCAATACTGGCAAATGTCGCTGCAGAAGCTACGGCGGCGAGGCTAGCAATCGCGGCGGCGTTCGTCAAATCCCCGGCTACCGTCGTCGCCGTGTCAGCAGTCGTCTCCGCAGTAGCGCGGGCTGTTGTTCCCGTTGCCGTGGCGGCGGTCTTCGATGACTCCCCGAAAAGATGCTTAACCATGGATGCGATGCTGTGGGCCTCATCTTTAAGCCCCGCAGTTGCGGCCATCATTGATCTCGATGCCGTTCCTGTCCCTGTGGCGGCCGTCTTAAGATACTCAGACGCGATGTGGCGTGCTGTGGTTTGGAGAAGCATCTTGAGAGCAGAATTAAGGGCTGAGTCCATGGCTGAACTAAACGCCTTGCTCCAAGTCTGTGTCCCATCAATAAGGCCCCTCGTCATGGAGGAGAAATCCCGGGCTATCCTGTCGGCTGTCCTCTTCGCGTCGGATTCTTGCTTGTCCAACGCCTTTTTAGCTGCTGCTTCTTCCCTATCCCACTCCTTCTCTATGGCCGCGAATGTGGCGTCTTCGGCTTGCTTGGTAGCTTCCAGCTTTTTTGCCAGAGCGGCCTTGTACTGCTCGGTGTCAGCGCCATAGATGGTGGAGATCCTTGCAAACTCGTTCGTCGCAAGTTCGATACGTTCCGCGCTGCCCTCTTTGGCTGCGCTATAGTTGCGCGCCGCGTCTTTTTCAAGGTCCGCTTCGCTTTTCTTCCCTTGCTCTTCTTTGAGTTTTGCAATCTCCCGGTCCAGCGCGATAGCCATCTGAGAGCCAGTGACGGCACAATCGCGCTTCTCCTGCCAGAACTTGATTTCAGCGGCTATGGACCAGGTGAACCAGTTCTGCTCCTCGTCTTTCTTGTCCTCAAGCTCCTTTTTGAATTCCGCCATATAAGCGGAAGATTCATCCTTTGGCGCGGCGTCCGCTCCACCCTTAGCTGCCTTGGGTGCTTTCGGTGCCTTCGGGTCCGTGTCCCGACCGAGTGTCTGGAGTTTCTTAAGTTCCTCAAGGTAGCTATCTAAGTCCTTCTTTTGCTTTTCGATGGACTCATGAACGTTACCAGCCCGCTTGTCCCAGAGGTACGCCCAAAGGCCGCCAAAGCCCCCCATCTTCGCCATGTTGTCGGATTCAAACCGCAACTGCGCTTCTTGCGCGGCAAGCGCCGTCAGTGTCGCTTTGGCTACATCGATCTCCCCCTGGACCTCCTTCTGCCGAGCCTCATTCGCCAGTTTGATTGCATCCGCGATGCTTCGCTCGTGGCCGTCCTCGGCAATCAGGTACTTGATGAAATCCGGGTAGATGAGGCACAACTGCTCAATAATGATCTTCTTGCGGCCTTCGGCCTCCGCGTGGGCTTCGGAGTCGGGTGCAAGTTTTTGCAGCGCCGCATCGTTTTCGAGAAGCTGCGTTGTGAGGGTTTTGTATCGGTCAACATTCTCGCCAAGTGCCACGCCGCTATCATGCGCTGCCTTTTCCGCCGCATGGCCAAACTCAATGACCTTCTCGACGCCCTTGGCAATCCACTCGACCATCTCCATGATGGCCAGAGGCGCAAAGGCCATTGACAAAGCCTGGCCGACGCCGGGGAGCGTGGAGACGAATCCCCCCACCGCCCGGTTCATCCCCAGCATGTGGGCAGCGTGGCGGGCCTCGGTTCGCGAGAAGTCGCCCTCCATGCTCTCCGCTGCCCGTTCCGACGCGTTCGTCATGCTTGCGAAGGCCTCGGTAGTTGACCCCTCGACCCCAGTGAAAGACGAGGCCATCGCGTCGGTGGACTCTTTTACCCCTGCCGTGGCGGCATTGAGCCCCGCCGTGAGCCCTGCGATGTTGGCGGTGATTTGTACACTGATCTCGCCCGCGTCGTCTGCCATGGAGCCTCCTAGAATCCGACGATTCCGGCCGCAAGTTCAGCCTCGCTCGTCGGGGTTACTGCCCTGTCTTCTTTGTCGCCGTAGAGGTACGCCTTGACCATCACATGAACGGGAGGATGCTTTCCCCAGTAGCTCAGCAGGTCAAGCACGGCGGGCCAGGGTGTTTCGTCAATCTGAACCGATGTCCAGCCCGTCGCCGTGGCAATGAGGCTGTAAAGCTCGCCCCAACTTAACGGCTCTTTTTCTTGGCCGGGGCGGTCACTTCCCCCGGTTCGTCGCCGCCTGTGCGCGTGAAGCTCAGGAACTCATTGAAGAGCGCGGTGACCTGCCAGTCGGTCAGAGAGTCAAGCTCGGCAGCGGTGAAGTCCGGATATTTGCGCTGAATGGTCGCAACAAGGATTTCCGCGTTCTCGCGCTCGATTTCCCGGCGGGCTTCGTTCAGTTTGAACGCCAGATCGACTGTGGCCGCGCCCTTCTCGGCTTCCTTGGCGCTGTGGTAGAGCTCACCCATGCGCTTGATGAGCGGGTCGATTTGGTTGCGCATCTGGCCACTGTTGAAGGGGATCAGGTTGTACTTCTTTCCATTGATTTCGACGGTGCTCATGCTTTCGGCCTCCATGGCTGAGATGGGAACGCGCCGCCCTCTCAGACGGCGCATCTGGGTTAGGAGTTGGTGTAGACGTTGATGACGTTGTTCAGCGTGTCGGTGAAGGCCTGGAACTCAAGATCGACTTCGGTGTAATCGTCCTGCTTGCCCGCCAGAGACAGCTTCGGAAAGACGACCGCCCACAGCTTGTAACCGAACTGTTTGCCGCCGTAAGTGTTGAAGGCGTTGAGTTGGAAGACAGTGGCAGCGCCCATCAGGACGTTGTTCAGATCGATGTTGTTACCGGTCACCATCGTGTAGGTGTAATACAAGCCCACCTGGTGCGTGGTGTCGGCAGCGGCGAAGGTGTAGACGCCGGCGGCAGAGACGGAATACTGACCAGTAGCCGGAGCGCTGGCCACAACAGACAGCCACTTTCCAGCGGTGTAGTCATACACGCCGCCGTCCTGTACGAATGTTGCGCCGTTGAGGGCGGTGACCTGGTACGGGGTGGTGGGGATGTTGCTGATTTCGTTGTTGGCCGCGGCGGTCTGCCCGGTGCTGGTGGTCGAACCCGCCAGAATGGCAGCAATGAGCCCAGCCTGAATGCGGCCAGACTTCGCCTTTCCGGTGATCTTGCCCTTGCCCAGAGCAACGTCCTCGGGGAAGGCATAGGAGCCGATGAGTTCCTTCACATCGCGGCTGATGTCGATGGAGATGTCTTTCAGGGTGCCGACGTTGACGGGAGTGGGATTTGCGCCGGGCGGGACGATGAACAGTTGGCCGACGCCGAAGTTGTACTGAGCCACGGTGGTACTCGCTTTCTGGCGTGGTCCTCAGTCGGCCTCTGAAGACACCCCGGTTGATGGTTAGAGAATCGCGGCCAGACGAACCTTGAGGGCTTCCTTGGCTGCGTAGAGCTTGTTGTGTGCTTCGGTGTCCAAGACGCTGTTCAGGTTCCCGCGCAGATCGTTGAACCACGTCTCGATTTCGGTTACCCACTTGGCCGGTTCGGCTGCGGAAGTTGCGGTCTGTTCGTCCATCAAGCGCCTCCTTTTAGGCGGTCGTTACGATCTCCAGGGGAACTTCAACGATGCCCTGGGTTTGGAAAAGTCCCTCATCCTTGACCACGGTCCCGAAGATGCGGCAAGAGGACACGAGGCCCCCGAGCGTGGTGTGTGGCGCTTGCCCGTCGTTGGCGAACGGTCCCATCTGCGCAGCCTCACCCGCCGTCAGTTCCAAGGCCGCTTCAATCGCAGTGATGAGCGTGTTCTGGAGTGTGCTTGGCGCGGCCATCGGGTCAGCATCATGTCGGGTGTAGATCACCAGCTTGGGATGCAGGGCCCACACGGTGGGCTGGCGCCGGTCACCGCTGGCCGTCTCATCACCAGCGGCAAGAAAGAGCGCGGGCTGCATCTCGGGCGGCGTGTCCGAGTAACCAGACCAGATGCGTGAGCAGGGCGCTGCAAACCCGGTCACAGCGCCAAGGCGCGCATTCAGCGCAACGAAGATCGCTTCACGGTTCAGGGCCATCAAGAGCCTCCCATCGCACCAGCCAGCCGGGCGCGAATGTCGTCTTTCATGTCGGCCAGGGCCGGGGTGAGAAATGGTCGGGCGTCTTCGTGCTTTGTGCCCGGCGGGTGCTTGGCGAAGTACTTTACCTTTGCCAGATCGGTCATACTGCCAGGGCCGAGCCGCGGGCCCACCGACGGACCGCCCCGCGCACCCGCGCCGATCTTGCGGTCAAAGCCCTTTTCCCAGTAAGCGCCGTAGGGTACGTTCGTGCCTACACTGCTGCTGAAGCTGTTGCCATCCTCGCTCGGCTTGTCATTGATAGACCCCCAGAGGAGGCCCGTCTTGCCGACGCCTAGATGACCAGGGCGTGGTCCGTTGAGGTACTTGGAAACCACCAGGTTGTGAAGGGCGACTCCAAGCGCGTTGACGGTCGCACGGACACGGTTTCTGCGCGCCACGCTGATCTGTGCAAGTTTGGCGACAACAAGCTCCGAACCGACGATCTGGCCGACAATCAGCGGGTCGCTCATCCCACGACCTTTTTCCAGTTCGTCAAGCTGTCCAGCGCCCATTTCGGGATAGACAACTGCGAGAACGAAACCGTCTCAGCGCCGCCCATGCTCTTACTGATTTGCCCTATCCGCGAGCTTTCGCTGTAGCCCCAGGCGACGATGCGGCAAGCAACATGCTCAAGGTCGAACGGGACAGTGGCGAACCCGGCGGTGTACTTCAAAACCACGTTCATGAAGTCGCGCCGGAAGGTGGGAGCGCCGAAGGAGAAGCCGCCCATGGCTGAAACCGAGTTGGTCAGGCTGATGGTTCGCCGGCCATCGCAGACGGCGTACTGAGTCACGTCGATTGCGTCAACCGTGACCTGGGTGATGGCCGTAACCGGGTAATTGGCGGTCATGATCTGCCGGCCGCCAGTGCCGTTCAGGATCTCGGTGTAGGAGGCCTGAAGGATGTCCCGGTTCAGGTTCGACTTGATCCACGCACTAACGGCGGTGATGATCGGAGACAGTTTGTCATCCACCGTGTTGGCGGTGGTTCCGAGGTACGTCTTCACGCTGTCGAGCGTGGTCAAGTCGCCTGGATCGGGATAGGTCATTACTGCTCCGTTTCAGCTTCCGCACAGATCGCATCAGCCTCAGCCTTGCGGGCCTCTGCAACGGCCTTGATGAGTGCTGGACGTGCCAGTGTGGCGTCAAGCCCAAGCCGGGTAGCCTCAGCCGCCAGAACGTCATTGGTCCACTTTGCCGGGTTGCCGGTGAGGGCCACGACGGGAGCCGCATCAGCCTCAGCCTTGGGGGCCAGTGTGGTGAAGCCCATGCACTGCAAGGCCTCAAGCGCCTCTTGAGGAACATCGAAAGCGCCGGTTGCATCCGGCTCGTAGTTCACGCCGTCGAAGCTGCATCCGGTGGCGTCCGCGTGATAAATCAACATGCTGTTGCTCCTTTGAGCGATGCTGGAATGGACAGGACTGGATGGCTTGCGCGCACCATGAGACGGATTTCAGCGATGATCTCTTGCGCTTTCTTCTGAGCAGCGGCAAAGTCCTGGACCCTGCCGAATGCGTCGTAGTTTGATCCGCTCACTGGGTCACTCCCTGCGAAATGGGGCACAGCAGCCTTGGCCACCATGCCCCACGGTTGAGCCTCTGAATTAGCCGGCGGTGATGTTGTTGATTACGCCGATGGCGAAGGGAGCGTAGACGGCGAGAACTTCCTCGGCATAGACGCCCACTTCCTCACGCCTGGTGCGCATCGGCCAATCGAGTTCGTAGTAGTCGGCGCGGGTTTTGACCGCGGCGACGTTCGGAACTTCGCTGGACTGGTACTGCGCGGGCAAGTCTTCGGCATAGCCCAAGATCGTTCCTGCGGGCATCTTGGGGTGAATCTTGATCGGGATTTCGCGCCCGCCGTTGAGGGCGAACGGGTTGAAGTAGCTCTTGATGACGCCGTTGGCGACGATGGCAAAGCCCTGGTCGTCGTTGGTGTAGCGGAGCAGCGGGGCAGACGAGCCGTTCAGGACGCGCGATGCGATGTCCTTCGCCTGTTGGGCGTTGACATAGAGCACCGAGGGGCTGACCTGAGTCGCGTTGAACATGGCCAGGAGCAAGCTGTCGATCTCGTTCACGTTGCCGCGCCCGCCAGTAGTGAGCAGAGCGCCGTTGGTGAGAGGCTGCCAGATCGCGCCCGAGGTCGAGTTCAGAGCAGCCGACGCCAGCCCGTCAAAGGCCAGGTTGGGGTTCGCGCTGTAGTCAGCAGCGGTGAGAGCCGAGGCGAGTTGGTTGGTGGCGTTCAGCGGGGCCGAGAAGGTCACGGTTGCCACGTTGGTGATGGTCTGCAACCGCTCCGCGCCCACCGCGCCCGCGAACCACGCATAGCCAGCCGCGCCACGAACCGGGGCGACCGACGCGGTCAAAATCTGACCGAGGGTGATGGCCTGGGTTGCGCTTGCGGATGCCTGACCGACGCCGCCATTCAGGGTGAAGGTCAACCCGTCCATGCCGGTGATGGTCTTGGTCTGGACAAGGCCAGCCGCAATCGACTGCTGCTGAATGCCCTCGTAGGTCAGGGGTACGCAGATGACCGAATAGGTCAGAGCGGGCAGCGTGGCGCCAGAACCGGAAGCGGCCAGCGTGGCAGTCGGGCAGGTTCCGAGGTTGACGGACGCATTGCCGAACAGCAGCGCGTTCTCTTCCTTCAGCATCATGCCCTGAAGCAAACGAAGCACCATGCGGGCCTTCACATCCTCGAAGCCCTTTCCGGCGTTCATCGCTTCACGGGTGACGTAGTCTTCCTCACCTAGCGTCACGTAGCTTGCGGCCTTGGCTGCCGTGGTGTAGCTCGTGTTGGCAGAGCGCTGACCCTCGGGAACCCATCCCATGCCAGAGAAGCCAGAGCCCAGTAGCGCGGAAACAACCTTCCAGTTGGTCGCCGGGCCGGTTCCACCGCCGATGCGGGGCAGAGCGTTGCGGATGGGCGTTGCCACCGGGTAAAGGTTCTTGGCGGGTGCCTGAAGGTCATACGCGGTGAGCCCGGTGGCTACCGTGATGGCCTTCTGAATGGTGTCGTCTGCGGGCGAACTGAGGGCCTTTTTTACGAGGTCCAGCGTTTCTTGCATGCTCATGTTTCGTAGCCTCCTCGGCTGGTTTCCCTCGCTTTTAGGCGCGGGGTTGGATGGTTACGCCGCCGGACTTGTGAATCTTCCTGATTGCGTCCAGCGGGTCACTGGGTTCGGCCTCCACACCCGCGTCTGCCTTGCTTACACTGTCGTCACTGCCTTTCTCGACAACCCTGAGAAAGCCCTTCGCCTTCATGCCCTTCACGATCTCGTCAAGCTCGGCCTCGTGTTTCGCGGCATCGCTTTGGAGCTTCGCAACTTCGTCCTTTAGGCCGTCCCGCTCGGTGCTGAGCTTCGAGACCTCGTCAGTCAACCCGGCAACCTTGGCCACTGAGTCTTCGCCATCGACGGCCGTCTCGCCCTTGGCTGAATCGTCATAGCCGCTGGCCTTCATGCAGTCAGCCGCCTTCTGGATGTGGTCATGGGCTTCGGCTAGCTTGCCCTTGGTGGCCGCTGAGAACTTCGCGCCCTTCTTTTCGACCGCATCAGCGCCCTTTGCTGTGTCGGCCAGGGCAATAACCTCGACAACCGGGGCAGGATCGGGCGGCGCCAGCGATGCCAGCAGTTCGCTCGTCTCCTCTTCGGTCATGGCCTTGAGGATTTCCGCCCCCGATGCCAGCCAGGCGCGCATCTGAGCCGGAAGCGGTGAATTGTCGCCCTCGTACTGCGCTTCGTAGTTGGCGTCCTGAGCCTGATAGCCCAGAGAGGCAAGCAACTCGGCAAACCGGGAGACGCCATACAGGCCTTTCTTTACCGTGTCGGCATCGGTTCCAACCGCAAGAACCTTGACCGCCGTATCGGTGGCCGCTTCGACCGTGGCATCAGCCGCGGCGGTAGTCACTTCTGTTTCAACTTCCACGTCGTCTCCTTCGTCGCCGTCCAACTTGACAACCTCGGTCACGTCGCAGTCAGGATTCGCGCCGATGTCTACCAGCGAAACCTCACGCAACTTCAACTTGTGAATGATTTTGCGGTCGTTGGCATCGCGCCCGCCCGGTGGGACATTGCCCTGAATCGAGAACATCTTCAGAACGCCGGTATCGACCTTGAGGACCGTGACCGGGTCAACGACATGCGCGGTGATGTGCGTAACGTCGTTGTCGTCCACGTACATCTCAGTGGTTACGCCGGCGGCCTTGGTGACGTCGTGCATCTCGCGAACCGCCCGGCGCTTTTCCATGTAGTCAGGGATGGCACCGCGCAGACAGTCGCCAGTGAACGATTCCCCGTCTGAGTCCTTGGTCGGGGTGCTGGCGATGCCGGAAACCATGCGGGTTCCGTCGCCCATGTCCTCAACTTTGGTGATCTGGCCGAACATCCGAGCCTTCGCCATGTGTCCTCTTTTTGCCTCATCTTGTGGCTAAACAGACACAGTATAGAGCGGAAAAGGGCAAGGAAAACCCCGCCAGATTCAGCGGGGTAAGAAAAATCAGCATTCAGGAGACTCGCGTGTGGTGATTATATGAGCCAAAAAGGCTCAAGGTTCGGAGGTCGTTGGCGCGAGTGCCAATAATCCCGCGATTTCTTCCCGATGGTTTGCCGGGATGTCGAGCGCGTGGTTCATCATGAGGCGGTTCACGGCTGCGGTGAAGGCTTCGACCCAGTCATACGTCTTGTTGCAGACCGTGTGGCCGGTGCCTGAACACATGTGGAGCGGACAGGAGCCGTCCCGAATCAGCGTAATCATTGGCTCTTCTTTCTGTTAGGCGAGTGCAACGCTCTTCAGTGTCCCGCCGTCGTTGTAGTACAGCTTCACCGTGCCGTCACTGGTGTTCTTCCAGACCTCAGCCACGCCGGCCGGGATGTTGACGGTCGTCGGTGCACCAGCCGCGCTCTTGACGTTGACGATCTCCAGCCCGCTTTGCTCTGCCAGGCCGACAAGCGCGGTCGGGATGACGTAGACGCCGTTCGTCGGCTTGTAATCGGTGCCGTTGATGTGAATGCAGCCCGCCGCCGGGCCGAGCATGTTGGTCGTTGCAACCGCCATGGTTCCTCCAGTTGGGCTGGTGTAGCCCGGTTATTGGTCGCCTTCCGTGGCGGCGTCGATTTCCTCTTGGGTCATGACCTCGGCGGTTTCCGTGCACCTGTCGTTTGGGTGGATACCTTCGCCGGGGAAGTCCTCACCGTCAAAGCACTCATCGAGCCCCACGACAGTTCCGTTGAGGACGGCGCATTCTGGGCAGCAGTTCGCGTCCGCAATCCATCGTCTACCCTTCACGACGCCGCTTTCCGTCCACCCTTGGATGTTCCCTACACGGTCAGCAATGTTGACCTCGGTTCGGGCAATCATGTCCACGCGATAGTCACTAAAGCCGGTGTAGTCCTGAATCGACTCGGCCAGTTCGTCGCTGGTGACACCTGTCTTGAGCGCCGCATCGACTAACTCATTCAGGCCGGCGCGGGTGGTCTCATTGATCTGTGTCACCAGATCGGCGGCGTGATCCTTCGCCCAGGCGATGGCCTTCTCGTTGGCTTGAGACAGCATCGAATCAAGCGCGGTGTCGAACTCTTCCCCGGTTGGGCTGCTGAAAAGGTGAGCGACTTGGTCCAGGCCTTCGCTGGCGCCGTCGAGCGCCATAGCCTCAAGAACATCATCGATGTCGCCTTCGAGCTTCGACAGCGCGGCGAGATTGATGATGTTCTTGAACGGGTCGCTGTTGGTGGCCTTGGCAACCTTGCCCAGCACATCGGCGGCAATCTTGACGGCCGCTTTCTTCTGTGCGGCGAACGACTTCCGCATGATGCCGGTGAGCGCCTTGCGGGCCTTGACTACGGCTGGACGCTCACGGTCAATGGGCGTCAGGGTATCCGAACGCTTTTTTTTTTGAACCGCGCCAGTCTTGGCCGCGGGCGCTTTCTTGCCGGGTTTGATTGCCGGGGGTGGCTGGGAGGCCGACTCGTCAACCGCCCCCGGTTTGCCGCCGGGTTGGTTTGCTCCCGGCAACGTCGGTGCTACAGGTGGAGGCGGGGAGAGCTCGTCTTTCTGCTCATCCGACAGCGGATCCATCCCATAGCCCATATCGCGCACTTCGTCAGGCGTCATCCACGGCTTTGAGCCGCCGCCCCCGAGTGCGATCTGATAGACCTGCGCTTTGATGAGCGGGTCTGTAATCTCTTCGTCCTGCCATGCGAACTGCAGATCACCCATGCCGTAGCAGCGGCGAAGAATCGCGTCCATCAGGCTCTTGAACCACAGTTTGCGCGGCTCGATGCCTTCCTCTTGGGCCGTTTCCTTGGCCGTCTGAGCGGTTGCCCGGTTCTGTTGCTTCACCAGCGCCTGGGGCGAGACAGAGAAACACCAGCAGATGATGCGCGCCAGCCACTCGTCAATCGGGTCATTCAGGCTCGGCTCTTTGGTGGCCTGATACTTCGTGCCACTCGGAACCCAGCGCCCATGACGACGTGTAGCCGTCTGGCCGGTCATGACGATGTCCCACGAGGTCTGGAAGTCGAGCACCTGGTCGGGGTTCATTCCCGGCGGCGCTTCGAGCAGTGCATCGGGAATCGTGCCGTCGGTGTAGAACTCCGTCTGGTGGAGCAGCCGGCGAAGTGACAGGTTGACGATGTTGATGACCTGCTCAACCGGGCTCATGCCATAGATGCGATTCGGGCGAAGGTTGTAAGCCCTGACGATCATCTCGTCTACGGTGTACTCGACAGCCGCCATACCCTTGAGGGCTTGCCCGTAGGCTGGTAGCGGTGGCAGAGGGACGCGCCCACGGTCAGAGACGATGCGCTTGAGGGTGCCACCGTCAACGATCTCAGGCAGGAAAAGGCCCTTGGTAGTGGGACGCAAGTAGATGGCGGGCTGGTCGATGACGTAATGGTCCTCAAAGATCAGCCGTTGCCACGACAGGAAGTCATTCACGCCGTCAGGCTCGGCCAGCAGGTCCATGGCGCGCTTTGCCTTGTCGCCGCCGTCCTTGCCGTCGCGGCCCATGATCTGCCACTTCTGACCGGCCATCTTGTCTTTGCAGGTCTCGACAGCAAGCCGGATGAGGTCTAAGCCGCCCTGGGCAGGGTCAGCCATGCGCCGCAAGGTGGGGAAGTCAATGTTCCGCTCCCCAGCTTCGCCACGAGGCCGCGGGCTGGTGTTGACGGCAAACGGGTAATCGAACTGGCGACCGCGCACCGACTCAGGAGCTTGCGGCTCCATCGGTTGGCCCGGTGAAAACCAGCCGTTGTCAAGCTGTTGCCGGGTCTGGCCTGTTGCGGCGGCCAGCATGTCGAGTTCGATGGGGAGCAACTTCGCGCCCGCGCCGATAGCGCCGTGGGACAAGGGAGCAGCTTTAGGAGGCATTGGCCGTACCTTCATGTGGTAGGAATGTCCTCGCCAGCCGCTCCCAAGCTTGTTGCCGGGAAACGGGGAAGAGGTACTCTTTGCCGAGTTCAGCCGCGTAGCGATCCAGACGCCGGGCGATGTCCTTGGGAATGTCTAGCTCTGGTTGTGTCTTTTCTGCCACAGACTGTACCTCATCTGCAACAGTTTAGCCCGTTTTTCCCTCTGCAACCATCTTCGCTGCGAGTTGAGTGTAATAATCTACGACCCCCTGACCCTCAAAACCGTGATGCAGGTAGTTCAGAGCCTGGGTGAAAGCGTCCACGTCGTCGTCATGGGCCATCTTCGGGAAGCCATACATGTTGTCCAGGAAGTCGGCAACCCACGGCAAAGACGGGTCAACGAAGACGTTGCCAGCCTCCCAAGTGGGCACGACGGCATGAGCGCGGCTCACCTTGTCGGTGTCAACCTTGATCGGGACGATAGGGATTGAGGACTCGAGCCGTAGCTCTTGCAAGAGACTCTGACCGCTGGCCTTGTCTTCGATCAGGAATGCTTGCGGGCGCCACTGGGCATTCAGCGCCTTCACGCGCAGTTTGAGTTCGGGATACCCAGCCTTGTCTTTCCAGCGGTCCAGCAGGTCATAGCCCTCAGCGCGTTCGCCCACGGCCAGCACAACGCTGAAGTCGTTCTCTTCCTTCTCTTTGAACGCCGTGTCGCCCGACAGGATGATGCGCTTGTACTTCCAGACCGGCTGGCCCTTGTTGTCGCGCTCTGCCATCTTGCGCTGTGTCTCAGCCAGGACGAACGTCCGCACGAAGCCCTTCAGGAAGATCAGGCCCGCGGCTGGTGTCGGGCGCTGCTGGTGCTGACCGGCATAACCGGCAGAGCCGAGACGGCGCTTTTCTGACTCCAGAACCTTCAACGGGAAACGGGCCGGGAAGAATAGCTCACCCTCAACCGTGCGCGGGTCAATCCAACCGAGCGAAGTTGGCCGGCAGTCTAGGTCTGTGGGCTTGGGGTGCTCGTACTCCTCGCGGATGATGAGGACTTCCCACTCTTCCGCGTCCGTGGCCAGGATGTGGCCGGTCAAGTCCTCTTCGTGCAACCGCTGCTGAATGATGCAGCGAACGCCTGTAGACATGTTGGCTAGGCGGTTCGCGGCGGCGTTGTCCCACCAGTTGATGATGGCGTCACGGGCTGGCTTCGAGTAGGCCTCAGCCGCATCGTTCGGGTCATCGACGATGATGGCGTGTGACCGTGAGCCGGTGATCTTGCTCCCGGCCGAGATTGCGCGCCGAAAGCCGGTGTTGCTGTTCTTGTAGTGGCCTTTGGCGTTCTGGTCGCGGGTGAATGACCACTTGGGCGCAAACGCCCGCCGATACCAAGCTGAATCGAGGATGTCCCGGCACTTGATGCTGTCGCGGATGGCAACCTCACCGTTGCCGGATGCGAACACCCCGCGCCATGCCGGGCCCAGGTCATGGCCTTCGCCCGGGTTCTGTAGCCAGATCCACGGCGGAAGGCACACCGACAGGATTGTCGACTTCATGGAGCCGGGCGGAACATTGATGATGAGGTTCCGCATGACGTGGCCGTCGCGAACGAGCCGGCCTTCTACGAGGGCTTGAACGTGATCGCAGATAACGTCCAGGTGCCAATTCCAGACCAGCGGCGTCGAGGGTTCGATGATCGGCCATGCCTGCCGAACGAACTCTGACAGGCGACGGCGCGCCATCTCTGCTTTGACCGCCTCGTAGGGGATGAGGTCCACGCCCTAAACCTCGTCAAGCCTGGTAGTGGGTTGCGGCGCGCCAGCGGCGTAGATGGCATCTAGCGCGGCCAGTTGCTCGTCTGTGAGTTTGGATAGGTCAAGGGCTGGCGGCAATGCGTCACCGTCAGGCGTGGTCTGCGCTGTCTTGAGAGGCGCATCGAGGCCGAGCAACCGAGCCCGCCGCTCTTCTACCAGCACCAGTTTCTGAACGGCGTTCATGTCTTTCTTGGTGTTGATGCGAGAGATTGCAGCAGCAGCCGCGAGGTCCAGGCGCTCAAGCGAAAGCCGCCGAACCTCGTCAGCGGTTTCCTTCAAGGTCTTGTTTAACTCTGCGAGTCCAGCCAGCACCAGGCGGTGAACCTGCGACTTCGACAGGCCCATCTTCCGGCCGATCTCAAAGAAGCCGAGACCGTCACGACGGAGTTCGAGCGCCTGCTGAATCTTCATCGTCCGTGTGATCTTTGCGCCGCTGGCTTGCTGTGGCATCTTCCCGCCCTCTTGTGGATTCCCCTTTTGTTCCACTTTAGAGGCTTTTCAGACGTGTTTCCGGGCCTCAACCGTCGCGAAACGGCAACTTTTGCGGGTTATACTTCAAGACGTTGCGTGAATTGGTTGTCGCGGCTTGACCCAGCCCTGCCCGCTCGGCATACTGAGCGCCCGCGAAAACGCGGCTAAGGCACAGGGAGACGACCCCGGCAGGGGTACGCATAGCGCAATAACCCGGATCATCCGAAAGCCGCGCTGTCTCTTTTTTGGATCGATTGTGACGGGGAAACCGGCGTCCGATGAGTTGAACGCCGGGAAGATGCGTGTTTATGGGCTATGCGGGAAGATCGTCGAGAGAGAATACGATGCCCCGGCAGTAGTGCTCACCGTCTTCCATGACTTCAAACGTGGCGTGAGGTAAATGGGAAGCATAGGTCCACGAGTAACCCGCTTCCTTGCACCATAAGGCGTCGATCTCTCGCGCTTTCGCATCTCTTTCAAGCCACTTCCGACACTCTTCGACTTCGTGCTCTACCTCTCCAAAATCAGGGATGACGCCCTTACGGTCAAACCTTACTGCATCGCCGCCGTAGCATCCAGCCTCATCCGTTATCGCTCCCTCGAATTCCACCAGGTCATCGCTTCCGCCGTAGACGATCACAAGCCCAGAGGCTTTGGCTTGAGCGAGGATGTTGGTTTGAATTCGAACCGGGTACTCAATGCCGGTAAGCAGTTTTGCAAGCTCTTTCGCGTCCATATCGGTCTCCTTGCGCCCATCCGGGCCGGGTTTTCGGTCATTTCAGCCTCATGCTCGGCAGCTTGTCGAGCCAGATCAGGGGCGCGTCCTCGGTAAGCCGTGAGACCAGCGCGGCGCCGTAGATGCTGGTCAGGTCGATTTCGGGAAGGTTGGAGGTCCAGAGCGTCGGCAGTTCTTCGCGGTAGCGATGGTTTACCAGGCGGTCAAGCTGCGATGCGGCGAAGTCGTCAACGTAAGCGCCCTTGATGCGCTCCCGGCCAAGATCGTCCAGCACCAGGAGGGGCGCGGTTTCTGCGCGTTCGAGCATCTGCTCGGCTATGCCGTCGATGGCATGGAGCCGGATGGCTGTCACGCTGTCGGGCCAACTCAGCCACACCGCCTGATGCTCGAATCTCACGTCAGCCCGTTTGCCATGCCGCCGCGTCTCTTCCACCAGCCGGACGGCGTAAGCCTTGCGGTAGGCCCGCTGGAATCCGCGCAGGATCGCCGCCAGCGCCATCGTTTTGCCTGAGCCGGTGTCAGCGCCCAACCCGAAGCCGGTTGCGGGCACGTTGCCGCCGCTGAGCGCCAGCAGGGTAGCCCGTGGCATCGCACGCTTGATGGCCTCGGGCACCTTTTGCCAGTCGGCTTTGCACTCGCGAGAGGCGAGGCCGCAGACGTGGCGAAGATCCTCGGTGACCTGGGATTCAAGCTCGGTCTCGATGCGCTTGGCTTCCGTCTCGGCATACCGGATGGCTTGCGCGTCTTCCCAGCAGCCCCAGCAAAGGCCCTCAAACTCGGGCTCTGGTTCGCCCATCGAGGGCTTACTATTGCAGGACCGGCAAAGCGGCCTCGGGGTGTTCGGTGGCCTCACGCGCCCGCCGTTCATCACGGGCGGCAAGTTGATCGATGTAGCGCTGGTCGGTAGCAGTTCGGTGATGCTGGACATTCCCATGGTTCATTGCTCCTGCACTCTGCGGTGCTTGCTGCGTTGCCTTCTCTGCCAGTTCGGTAGCCTTGCCGGCCTGCAACGCGAAGTCGATGGTTGCAACCCACTGCCGGTCGTTGTGTCCGGTGTACCAAGGCGTCTCGGCCAGGTAGGCACAGGCGGCGCGGAAGTCCGGCAGCCAGCCGGGCTCCTTGAGCCGGGTTTGAATCACCTTCTGGCGGTTGAGCGAGCTTTTGGCGTGGGGGAGCTTGCCCTGGGTGAGTTCATTCCAGATCGTGACCACTTCGGCAGATTTCACAGCGGCGGCAGTCGATGCAATCGACAAAGGCTCTTGTTCTTTCTCTGGCTCTGGTACAGGACTCTGGCTCTGGACTCTGGTACAGGACTCTGGCTCTGGTAGTGGCATTTCGTGCGTTTCTGTGCGCATTTGTGCGCACGGCTCCTCATAACGTGCGCACGCTTTCTCCCTTTCCTTGAGCGAAAGGCGGCGCATCCGAGGCAATTCACCGTTGGCGTACCTCATGCCGTTGCGGGAGAGTTTGTTGTCGGTGGCGTCGTCGCTGTGGATGTGCCAGTCGTGGACAATGAGGCGGTGTTCTTCGTTCGGCTCAAGGAAGCCGGACTGCACCAGGGCGAGGACCATGGCTGATGCGTCACCGTCGTAAAACATCTCCATGGCTATGTCTTCGTCGGTCATCTTCCCGATAGCGCCCGTGGGGGCCTGTTCGCCCGTTACGTGCCAGAGAGATTCGACAATGCCGAGAGCGAAGCAAGCGGGGATGTGCATCAGGTTCCCCAGTCGCCGCGTCTTCCGGTGGGTAAGTGTTCCCCTCAGTGCCATCAGCGTGCTCCTGTCAAGAGTTCCATCAGGTCATCCGGTGACCAGATAATTCCCACCAGCGCGCCGGCCTCGGCCATCGTGTCGAGAAAGGCAAGCTGCTCATCGGATGGTTTGCCCGGCGCGGCCTTTTGGATCAGCCGCCCTGTCTTGGGCGATCTGGTCAGCCACTCGGGCGCTTTGACTTCGATGTAGAGCGCCCTGCCGCCGGGAAGAGTGCCGAGGATGTCGGACAGCCCGGCAGAGCAAGCGCCCTGTGTGCCGCCCTTCATGATCGAGGCGGCGTTGCGGACTCCAGCGCTCTTGAGCATCCTGCAAGCCCTGCCGCGTAGCTTTGCGCCGCCGGCATCCACGGCCAGGGCTGGGATGCGATGCAGGTTGAGCGTGGCGAGTGCGTCCTTCTGGACGGTGGCCTCGGAGACGCAGCCGAGGAGATAGGCGTCGTTGTAGCGGGCGCGGTCGAAGCTATCGCAGTAGAGCCTCATGCGGCACCTTCAGTCAGCGTGTCAAAGAGGGACGGCGCGTCCAGTGCGAGTTCGGCTTCCCGGAGGTACTTCACCCCATCCTTGAAGTAGTCGGCATTCAACTCGCAGGCCTTCCCGTAGCGCTTCAGCTTGATTGCTCGATAGGGAACGGTGAACAGGCCGCCGAACGGGTCGAAGACGATCTCGCCTTCGTTCGAGTAGCGGCGGATGATGCGATCGACGATGTCGAACTGAAGCGGGCAGATGTGGTTCGTGAGCCCGCGCTGAGTCTGCGCGCCGTTCAAGGTCAGCATCCGGTTCACGTCATGCCAGACGTCGTCATGGTGCGAACCGGGCGCCAAGGTCATGAACGTCGCTGGCAGTGCGCCGCGGGCATCGAGGGTTTCACCTAGGGCGATGTGCTCCTCGTGGTTGTAGACCGTCTCAAGGCTGTGCTTCTGATACACGCGACCGATCGCTTCCGGTCCCAACTGCTCGAGCTCTGCAGGCGAGAGCATCCGGTCGCCGCTGGACCGCCAGAAAGCATGAGCGTCCACTTGCCAGCGCGCCCGCGTGTAAGTCGACTTCGACTTTTCCACCCGCACATCGGCATAGGCCTTTTGCGTGTCGGTGGGAAGTTTGCGGAAGAGGAGGATGTATTCGGGGCTTCCCACGCCCATCTTCGTTCCGTCCTTGCACTGCTCTGACCAGCCCAGCCGGTAGGTCTGGTTATTCTCCCGAACCACGTCCGTCACGACGGTAATCATGCCCATGTACCGAAAGCCGTGCTTGCGGTAGTGAACGATGCAGTCGCAGTGGAAAGGGTCAACGGTGGGCATCCCGTCGCCGGTCACATTGCCGAACCGGATCCGGTCCTTGACGTGGATGGCAGCAACCCGGCCGGGACGCAGAATCCTGAGCAGTTCTGGCGTCAGAAAGTCCATCTGGTCGAAGAACTTGCCGTTGTCTTCGTTGTGGCCGAAGTCGTTGTAGCTGGCGCTGTATTCGTAGTGATTGCCGAACGGGATGCTGGTGTGGATGAGGTCGACGGAGTTCGCCTCCATGCGGTTCGTCTCGTCAACACAGTCATTCAAGGCCACATCGAAATGTGCACCCGCTTCCACTTTGCGTTCGACGCCGATGGACCGGCGCAACTCATCTTCGAGCCCTGTTGTCGAAAGCCCATGCTTCCGAATCAAGGCGCTCATCTCTTCCCGGAGTTTCATGTCCTCTGCCCACTTTCGTTTTAGTTCGGCAAGAATCTGGCGCTCCGTCTCCGTGTAGATGATGTCGATGGTCACCTGTTCAGCCTGGAGGAAGCGGTAAATGCGATGAATGGCTTGAATGAAGTCGTTGAACTTGTACCCGATGCCGACGAAGATGGCCCGGTGACAGTGGCGCTGGAAATTGCAGCCGCTCCCGGCGATGCGGGGCTTCGTGCTCAGGATCCGGAATAGCCCGTTTCCGAAGTCGATGATGGCCTGTTCGCGTTCGTCCAGGTCCTGCGAACCGTAGACCTCAACCGAATCGATGGTGTCGCGGATAGCCTCCCGCTCGGACTCAAGGTCGTGCCAGAGGATGAAATGCTCGTCCGGCGCCGCGTCCACGATCTGTTTGGCGGTCGCAACCCGGAGGTCGATGCTGTCCCGCTTCTCAGAGGCCGCGTCTTTTAGGCCGATGGCCGCATCATTGATGAGTTGAATCTGGCCGTCGCGGTCGACCTTGCCGCCAAGGTTGTGCATCTTCACTTCGTGGTACCGCACGTCCAGCGGGGGCAGATCGTAGCCTTCGTCTGAGTAGCCAAGGTCGCTCGGCTTCTGGAGGAAGATGGCCCACGAGTGCAACCAGGTGTAAAACTCCTTCTCCATGTGCGGGTAGAGGGTCAGGTTGTTGGCTTGCGTCGAATCGCGCTGGAAGAACCGTGTCAAGGCCTGCCCGGTGTCCATGATGCCAAGGAAGCCGGCGTAGTGAATCAGTTCCTTGTAGCGATTCGGTGACGGGGTGGCCGTCGCGACGAACTTATAAGGCACGTCGTTGAAGAGTGGAAGGAACTCCTGATAGGTCTTCGAGCCGTAGCTCCGGAGGACTGACGCCTCGTCCAGGCTGACAACCGAGAATTGATTCGGATCCAGCTTGCCGTCGCGGATGCTCTCGTAGTTGGTGACATAGAATTCATGCCCGGCCGTCATTTCGGTAGAGCTGCGGATGAAGCTGTAATCCACCCCAAGCGCCGGCGCCGTCTTCATGAACTCCTGACGGCAACCGAGCGGGCAAACTACCAGCGCGGGGCCTCCGGAGCGCTGTTGAATGTGGCGCTCGATCTCCACTTGCATGAAGGTCTTGCCGAGTCCGAAGGCGGCGAAGATGGCGCGATTGCCGCCCTTGATGGCCCATCTCACCAGGTCTCTCTGGTGAGGCTTGAGGATCCGGCTCAGTGCGGATTCGTCGATGTCAAAGCCGGTGTTTTTGGTGAAGCGGAACTTGGTCGCGAGGAATTCGTTATAGCTGTCAGCAAAAAGCTCAGGCATTGATAGCCCCCAGAACCGGAAACTCTTTCCACTCGCGGCCGTCGAGCATGGCGCCAGCGGCTTCCTTGCCGACGCGGTAGACGTCAGGCGCATCGTCGCGGTGTAACTCTTCGCTCTGGCGGGGAGTCAGTGAATCGTAAAGCCAGCGCCCATCCCACCAGGTCGCAGTCCGCTCGGTGCGGGAAGGCAGAGAGCCGGCGCATGCCCCAGGTGCCCACTCACCCCATTGCTTGAAGAAAAAGGGTGTGCCAGTGACCGCGCATTGGTCGCGTAGACTCTCAGCCCACTCGGGGAGCATCGGGCGCGCATTCGGCCCGCTCTCGCCTCCACAGATCACCCAGTCGAGGCCTGTGATTGACTTCGTTCCGCGCCCGTCGCAGTGAACCACCGCGGCAAGGGCGTTCAGGTAGCCCTCGGGCTCTTCGCCAATCCGGTCGAGGCGCACCGGCCCAACCATCGGCTCGACGCTGACCCCATGGACCACGGCAGGGATGCGCAGCAGGATCGGGATGCGCAGATCGGCCATCGGCTGATTCTCGGCAGTGACCATGAGCCAGACGTTCGGGTATCCGGTTCCCCAGTCGGCCGGCAGACACGCTGCGATGCGCTCGGGGCGCTTGGTGCAAAGCTGGTAGGTTAGGTTCGGCGTCTGCCGGATGATGGCCCAGGCTTCAGCGCGCCAAGCGTCGGCCTCTTCGATGAAGAAGTCAGACCACGAATCGACGAATACGCGGTTGATGTGCCCGTATTTCTCGCGGTTCTTTGCCCACTTCAGCGGGGCGTTGAAGGTCGCCGCAGCGGAACGGATCACCACGTCGGGGGTCTGTCCATACCGCTTTTTGTCGGTGAACATGTAGCAGTTCTTGCAGCCGGCTGAGACCTTGTGGCAGCCCTGCCAGCAGTTCCACGTCGCGTCGGTCCAGGCAATTGCGGTGCTAGCGCCCATCGGCCACCCCCAGGAAGAGCAGCGACTTCCAAACCTGCACATTGCGCCGGCGTGCGGATACCCGGCTGGACTTACGGAACCGGCTCGTCTGGGTGATGAGTCCGTTCCCCGCGGCGCGGCGGAATGCGGCCCCTACGGCGTTCGGGTGCAGGAAATTGGTGACGGCGACGGCCTCAAGGATGGTCCAGACCTCATCGGAAGTAATCTCAGGCTGTTGCGCGGCGGCGGTAGCGATGGCGATGTAGCAACGGCTGAATTCGGCGGTTGCGATGACCTTCTCAATGCCTTCGTCGCGATAGAACGCGGACAGTTGGGCGTTCAACATCAGCGGTCTCCTTTCAGGAAGTAGCCGCATTTGCATCCTTCAACGGTGCAGCGGCCCGGTTTGCCCGTCTCGGTGCGGGCGTGCTGGTGAATGGAATGGCCGCAATATGCCTTGTCGCACTGGCGGGCCACGATCTCACGCATGAAGCGGAAGGTGCGCGGCGCGTACAAGTCGGGGTCGATCTGGCGCGGGGTGCCGATCTCTTCCTCGGCAATGCGCTCAAGCTCAGACCACTCGGCAATCAGCAGCGGCCAGGCGGTGTTCTTGACGGTCAGCAGGAACTCGAAAGCGGGCTCTCGCATCCACGGGTGCTCTCTCAGGAGCCGGATACAGGCGGCGAGTTCAGCGGGCTTTGTCGGCGCGTTGCCGGGGTAGCGGAGGCGCATCGACGCATACGACAGGATGGTGACCGCTTGAGGTATAGCCGCGGCCTTGGCGGTCAGGTGCAACACGCTGTTCATCCGGGCGGCGTGTTCGCGGAGTGTGATCGTTGTTGCCATCGTTCCCCCTCTTGCGGGTAGTGGGGGCGGCTGGTAGACCGCCCCGGTTGGGTGCGGTTGTCAGGCGGTTGCGTTTGCCGGAAAGAGCTTCTCTTGCAGTTCGCCGCCGGACATCTGCTGTTCGCGGACGATCTCGCCAGTGTCGAGGCGGATAATCCGCTTCACGCCCTGCCGGGGCTTGTGGAACTCGACGACGCACTCAATCTCGCGCATCTCCCAGCCCATGTTGATGTTGTTCGAGAGGCGCTGAATCTGGGTGATTTCGATCTCGATGCGCTGCTTGAACTGCGCCTGGGCGGATTTCTGCTCTTCCTCGGCGCGCGTCTTGGCGGTTACGGAAAGCGCCAGGTTCTTAGCGATTTCCCTCGTCTCCTCTTCGGTGAACGGGTAGCGGAGATACTCTTTGCACTTCACTGTCGTTTCTGCCATTTGTCGGTCTCCTTGCTGGTTAGTAGGTGATGGAGGTATGGGCAACTTCGCCCTTGATGATTGCGACTGTGACGGCGCGGGCGACCACTGTTATCTGGTCAGCGTCGAGGCTGGTGTTGGCGCTCACGATGGCCTGGACGATGCCTTCGAGGGCTTCGGAGTTGATCTTCCGGGAGTGCTCTTTGTTGGCTTCGCGGGCGGCCTTCTCTTCGGCTTCCTTGCGCGCCGCCGTTGCTTGCCGTTCCTGCTCAGCCTCTACGGCTTGGATTGCGGCCCGTTCGGCAGCTTCCTCAGCCCGCACTCTGGCGTCGATGGCAGCCTGTGCGGCCCGCGCTTCGGATTCCACGCGGCGCCGTTCAGACTCCTCGGCTTGCTGTTGCGCCAGCGTTGCTTGCCGGTTGGCCTCAGCCTCACGCCCCAGCGCCGCTTGCCGTTCACTCTCGGCCCGTTGCTCGGCTTCACGGCGGCCCCGCTCTTGGGCCTCGGCAATCCGCTTGGCCTCAGCGTCCTTGCGTTCGCGCTCTGCTGCCTGTTCGCGCAGTTGGGCGAGTTCGGCGGCGTCGGTCTCGGCCTTGAGCTTTGCCGTGTACATCTGCCTGAGGGCGGCGATGGTGCGGTGGGTGATGGTCAGCGCCTCATCGAGGAGACCTTCCCAGGCCTCGGCCGTCAGAGGCATGTTGGCGAGGATTTCAATCTGTGCGGCGATTTCAGCGCTGGTCGAGGGCGCGTATATGACCGGCATGGAGTCGATGCTGTTCAGCCGGTTGCTGATGGCCTTGGTGCGCTCCTCGTAGGCGGTCAGATCGGCGCGGGTGCGCTCGGCCAGGGCGTCCAGGCTATCGCGCATCATCTTCCGGTTGGCGTCGATGCGGCGGGGCAAGTCCTTGAGTTCGGCCACCATTTCTTTGCCGATGGTGTCCAAGTAGGTCTTCGACCGGGTGACCTTGTGAGCCAGGGCGCGGATTTCGGCGCGGCCCTTGACTGTGGTCACGTCCAGTTCGTAGCCCTGCACCTTGTCTTCGATTGCGTTGACGATCAGGGCCAGCCCACCATCGGCGGTGAACAGGTCGCGCAGGTTGCTTGTCGTGATGGCGTACTTCTCGCCATCGTCCACGAGGACCAGATCGGGGGCGGCGTCTATCCGCCCCTCGAAGATGGTCAGGTTGTTCGCGAGTGCTGCCATTTCAAACCTCTTTTCGGGTCTCAGTTCGGCTTGCGGTTAGTTTGCGAAGAAATCACTATCGTCGTGACCGTTCGGCTTCGCGGCGTTGGTGGGGGCTTGGGTCGTGGGCTGGGCGGCTGGCGTTGCTGGGGCGGCGCTTTTAATCGCATCCTTCAGCCTTGAGGCACCGCCTTTACCGCTGGCTGCGGGCGGGGGCGCATCGGTGGCCGGCGCGGGCTGTCGGGCGTCCATGATCTCCCGCCAACTCGTCTCGCCATCCCTGAGCGCCGCGTACAGGCCCCGGAGTTCCTTCATCTCTTTGGGGTTGAGCGTGGCGCCAGCGTGTCCCAGGTATTCCTTGAGTTGTTCCGCCGTCACGCCCTGGTCGGCAAAGGAGTCGAAGAGGTTGCGCTTTGCGGCGTCAGGGTCCTCGGCGTCCTTGCGGCGCTGGGTGTTGCGAACCTCAGCCATGGCCTCGTCAATCAAGTCGCCCGGAACGATGCGGAGGCCCAGGGTGCGGACGGCCTTCGAGATGAGCGCGCCTTGCTTGTTGAGGATGTCGTCGTCGGTGCCCGGCAGGATGTAGAGCATGTCGCCGAAGCTGTTGAGGCGGGTGCGGAGCGGCGTGTCGCCCTTGGACAGCTTGCGGCGCTCGACCGTCTTGGTGATGGTCACGTCTTGGGAGTACGGGAGGTTGGCTTCCAGATCGGTGACGCTCACGCGCACGATGCGCCGGTCATCGTCGTCGTAGACGGTCTGGGTTGACACGTCCACATTGCCCATGGCCCGGAGCGCGGCCTCGGCAAAGCGAATGCTCGGCCCTTCGATGCCATTGCCGATGGGCTTGTGGTAGATGGCCACCGCCGCGAAACTCGGCCGGTTGCAATCCTTGAGGAGCTTTTCGCGGACAACGTCGAAGTCGCGAGGGTTGCGCTCGGCCATGATGTACCGGGCTTCGATGGTGGCCTTGGCTTGCGCGGCCAGGGCGGTTGAGGCTGTCTCGACGACCTTCGCGAGAGCCGTTTCCTTGGGGGTGTACGTCAGAGCTTTTTCGTCTGCCATTGCGAGTCTCGCTTTCTACTTGGAGGGCCGGAACACGCGGGCGCCGGGTTTGGTGGATGTGTTGGCCTCGATGATGCAAGCCACCTTTGCACCGTCGATGAGGGTTGCCAGTTCGGAGACCACGGCGCGCCAGTCGGTCGTTTCGGAGTCTTTGTTGTTCTTCCAGGTGGCGATTCCGGGGATAGCGGAGGCCTCGCCCATGTAGGACTTGAGGAGGTTTTCAGCCGCCAGCTTTTCGGCCTCTGCCGCCTTCATGCGCTCGGTTGCCACGCGCAGAGATTCAGCCCACTCGCGCACCTGAGCGGTGACGGGGCGGGTGATCTCGCTTGAACGCTTGAATTTGGCTTTGAGGTAGTTGCTGTAGGATTCGGAGCCGTCGGGCTCGGGCGGGATGTCGGCTACGACGTGCTTGTTCCACCAGTCCAGGGTGCGCTCCCGGATGGAATCCTCCACTTCGGGGTCGTTGACCATGGAGTACCGAGCGAACTCGGAACCGGCGAAACAGACGGCCAGATCGGCGGCTTGAGTGCCGGTGGCCATCATCTGGACGGCAAGCTGCAGTTGGTAGTAGACCGGGAACACGTCCGAGCCGTTGTCGCCCCATTGCGGCGACTTGAACCGGGTGTTCTTGGCATCCACCGGGCGGCGGTCGCCACTCAGCCAGCGGGCGTCGAGGCTGGCTCCGAGGAGCGGGCAGCCGGGAACCCGGATAAGCGTCCAGGGGTGCGCGAACTCGATTGGAATTCCAAGGCGCTCGGAATAGGCTTCGAGGATGGGCCGCTCAAACTTGCGCCCGAAGAACATGGCGTCGTTGTCCGGCTTCTCGATCTGGTTCTTTTTGCTGAGCCAGACCTCAATCGGGCTGGTCCACTTGTTGAGGCCGAAGATGGCCGCAATGTCGGTGCCGGTGATGCAGGTCCGGCGCTCGGCAAGCCAGGCGGCTTTGCGCTCATCATCGATTTGCTGAGGGGTGGGAAGTTCGAGGAGGGCTGTGCTCACTGCGCACCCCCCACGATGTCGGCGTAAGAGAGGCGCTTGGCCCGCTGCAAGATTACGAGGCAGTTGGCGTGAGAGGGCCGGGTGTGCCCTGTTAACCAGTTGTATACCGTCCGTTCAGAAACGCTGCAAAGCGTTGCCGTGGCGTTGATTCCGAACGCCTGGACCCATTCTTTGAAGGT